AAATATATGTGGTGGAGACACCGATGGCTTACGCCACCGATGCCTCCTGTGTTGGGGACACAATGAATTGGAAGTGGGCCCGACCCCGGACCGAAGTCCGAAGCCGGGCAGCATCTCGATTTAACGAGTTATCTAGCAAACCGATTTATTGGTTCACTCGTAGTTGTCGGCTGCCCTAAGTCCACGGCGAACACGGCTAGGTGTTCTAGTTGCATGTTCTATCACTAATGCAACCGCTTGTGGGCTCATTTTAGCCAACCCTGTACCTAATGGTCCGTCTGACCCAGTGTGAGGGCCACCCTTCATAGAGTGGTTTCCTTGCACCAAAGTGTCTGCCATTCCATACACCCACTTGATAGGCTTTTGGAACCAACTACCATCCGCTTTTGTCGCCCATTCATGTTCGATGGCAACTCGCTTTGCTGACCTGCTTGGTAATTGTTTAATGGCTTCATATCCACTTCCCATATTCCTTGCATTACATAGTCCGGTCGCTAGTACATTACCAGTTAGGCAAAATGCACAGTCAATGCGACTTAACTCAAGTACTGTTCTATCTGCTAACGCAGACATCAGTTTATCGTACTTGTTTCGCATGGTTCTCGGATTTGTCAGTGCATCTAGTACAGCACTTGGCTTCGAGATAGCGAAACTATCCCAGTCCGTCATACGGTTGCTTAGGTCGGTCATTCTTAGGCTTAGGGTTTCAACAGTTTGTCGACTTGTTAGAGTAGCCACACCTAGCGTAATTATTGCTAAGATGCTTGTCCTCAAAGTCTTGCCTGTTTTCACCTCATCTTCAACACGGTTATCTAATTCCATGATTCCCGACCATCGCCAGCATAACTGGCAAATGGTACGGGCATGGTTCGTGTTTAGAATACCAGCCGTGTATTCCACTCAGGGCGTGTTTGTGTGGCTGTGGATATACATGCCAGCACTATCGACTATATGAACCCATAGTACGCTGTGAGTTGAAAAGTCACAGTTGACTGTGAAGAAGTAAAAATGCCACGCAGTACAGCGTTCTCTCTCTCTTTCTCTCTCTTTTTTACTGAGGGGGCTACGGCTAAGTATTACTAATATATTATACTATTATTCCTAAATCGGTGCCTTCATATAGTGGGGCCGGTGTGGTCTAATTATCCGACGAGACACAGGCGGGGAGGTGAAAAACGCAAATGATGAAAAAAGAATACCTGATAAAAATAAACCACTGGTTCGATAAAACCAACGGCAACCCGTACTTTAGTGCAAGGATTTACGATTTAACAATGAAGTTGTTGAAGGTCGTGCCTTTCCAATACGGAAACAGAAGCCACGCAGAAGATACAGTAACCGCACATGTACAGGCTAACAACGCAGTACATGAAATAAAGCATACTGTATTTCAAAAGTGCTATATCGACCACACCGACGGGCTAAAAAGAGAAGCAACCCGCAAGTTTAACGGTGACAGTGAAGCGGTTTGGGGGTGAATCCCTTGAGTTAATATGACACCGGCACAGTGCCGGAAGCCGCCATCATCGGCCCCTCGGGGCTGGTGGTGGCTCTCTTTTTTTCTCTCTCTCTTACTGCGTAGCATGTTCGGGGAGGTATGACTTACTGATATACTATTATTATATTATGAATTGGTGATTTGCTCAAATGTGTTCGGAGATGTAAAATATATTCGGAGATGTGAAAAAACGCTGAAATGTGGGGGTTTAGTGGGCATCTGTGAGATAGATATATAAGGCCAAGCCCTTGTGTATCGGCTATGCACAACAAGGTGAAGCAGTTAGTAAGTAGCAAGGTCGAGGCTACACTATCGTCAAATCTAAGTTGTGTTGGGAAGCATGAAACAATGAACGAAGCGTCAAACAAGGAGGTGATAATTATGACAATTGGACCACAAGATATAGACAGAGTAGGCAGGTGTATTTTCAATGTGTTTTTCCACACATTCTATGCCGTATATGCAAACCTCTTCAATCACAAGAATATAGGATATGTGAAGGAGAAGTACGGCATGATGCAAAAGAATACCAGCACATACCTATGTAGCCACAGCAAGGAGTTTAGTGCTGTGCTAACAGCCTATGAGAATGCAACACCGGCAGACCATAAGCGAACACGGGATTCCTACGAGGCTATCTTAGACCAATTGAGAACCACAGCACTATGATAGTGCTTAGTCGAAATTGATAAACCGGATTCCGGTACGCTGCCCTTCATCTCCCTTCGGGGAGGTGAGGGGCTTTCCTTCTCTCTTTTTCTCTCTCTTTCTCTCTATTACTTACTGAGCCGTAGGGTATGACTTACTGATGTTGTTATCCTGTATTTGTGATTTAGATTTGGAGATTTAGATTACATATTGAAATCGTCAATATGTGGGGCATATAGTCGATGTATTCATAAGGGCTGGTGCCTACGGCGTGTTATGTCAAGAGACAACATACACGAGACATGCGGCAAAAATCAACACGAGTGGGTATACAACACACTAGACGAAAAGAGAGGCGTACACTGTGGTTGGTGTGATGCTGTTGCCATTATTAGTGGCATGAAGGCTGATGGTGAGGGTACCATTATTGTTGAAACCCACACCCATCAATTAGATGATGCACTGAAGGCAGCAAGAGAAGCACCAACACCACAGGATATAGTGTGGGATAACTTAGATGCAGATATTAAGGAAATGAATGCAGCCATTAGGTCAGCAGTTAAGGTAGGAGATAAGGCAGCAATTGGTATAGCAATGGAAGAGGCAACCCCCCCTAAAATATGCGCCCTATGTGGCAAGGAATACAACAGGCAGAGTATCAACAGTGTGTTGTACTGTAACTGTCACAACACTGACCAAGTGTTGATTGTTGAGTGGATAGATGAAGAGAATGGTACTGAGTACCAAGAATATCAGGAGTGATGAAAAATGAGAACAACAACAGAATGGATTGAGATGTACAAGACAGCGATACGCTGCGCTAACTGTGGCGTAGTGAGTGAAGTAGGGCAAAGGATAACCAAGGGTACCAACTTAGGATTTGGGTGCTGTGTACCCCTATCTATGGTACCACAGAACTGGTCAACATCCGATGCCCCACAGTGGGTACTAGACCTGCGAAATTGAAACCGTTGAATCGGGATTTTGAATCCTCGGGAGTTTCGACTTCCGAGGGTTCTCTTCTCTATTTTCTTTAATGGCTCGGATGAGAGACGCCAAAAATCACCCTTATTAAGTATATAGGGACAGCCAAGCACCACGCTGATTTTTGTAATTTTTTTTGGAAAACATTGATAAACTGGCGTGAGTACCCACTAACTAATGTCCCATTATGAGACTATCGAAAAGCACATGGATGAACACCCCGGCTCAAGAATCGGCTACGCCCGACTCCTAAACCAAAAATACCCCGACTCAACGGTCAAAGCGTGGGAAATGCGACTCATTCAGTACGCCAGCGAAGGTAACAATGACGAGTACATATACGATGAGTCCTCCGACACATACACTACAAGCCTAACATTTGGGGACATTGTAATGACCGGTGAAAAGCACCGCCTTATGCTTCGTGATTATGCCGGATTTGATGGCAAGCCAATGACCGGGGCAGAAATGGCAATCAAGTATGATATGCCCGTTGAACACTTTAACGCATGGAAGAGGGCACACAAAGTTACCCACTCCACAGTCCCGCTAACAAACGAACAACTGCTCGGTGAATCTGAACGCCACATAGATGAATTGTTGGCACAGCGCAAACATAATGCCGCCCAAGAAATCTTCAAGCGTGAACGCAAGTCCCTTGAAGAAGATGCTATCAAGTGGCGTGACTTAGACTTCAAACTAAACTATCTAAAAGACCTACCGAAAGCCACTACTAAGGTGCCGAAACTAAAATTACCTGTGGCACCATCACCCTACGCTCTAGTAGTATGTCCTACCGATTTCCATTGGGGAAAAGGTGGATGGGAAGATGAAGTAGGTGAAACCTACAACTTCGAGGAAGCACGAAAGCGTCTAATGGAAAAGACTGAGAGCCTTGTCAGTAGAATACCATCTGCTCCCGATAAAATCTATCTAGGTGCTGGTTCCGATTGGTTCCATGTAGATAACGACCAAGGTACTACAACCCGTGGTACTCCGCAAGACATGTGTGGCTCACCTGCTGAAATCCTAATCACCGGATGCAAGTTAGCCCGTGAGCATGTTGACCTAATGCGTCAGATTGCACCAGTCGAAATAGTAATGATGGCTGGTAATCACGATAGGCACTCAACCATTGGATTAATGATGTACTTATCTGCGGCATATGAACACTGCGATGATGTAACAGTTACTATATCTTCCTTTAACCGCAGATACTTAGTGTACGGTACTACACTACTTGGATTTACTCACGGCGACGGACTCAAGCGCAGTAACAGTCTTGCTGGTCTTATGTCTGTTGAAGCAAAGAAGGAGTGGGGATTAACAGACCATAGAGTATGGTTCCACGGACACCTTCACCACCAACGCCTAACTGAAAAAGACGGATGCCTTATTGTACAGATGCCATCCTTAGCGGGACATGACCGATACCACGCAAGAGCAGGGTACACAACAAGTACCGCAGGTCTAGCAGCCTACCTAATTGATGAAAAGGAAGGTTACATAGGCTCACTATTCGCACCAGTCACACATGAGGCTTAATCATGGCTAGTGCTTGGAGATTTCATAAAAAACTAAGAAAGTGTAATAACTGCGGTTTTGAAAAAGACGGTTATTACAACTGCCATAAAGTTTGGAGTCCTGAGAAAAAGAAACAAGTATATTGTGGTTATATGAGAGTAGTGAATTAGATGGTAATGCCTAACTTTAATTTCCAGCGTTCTCGTCACGACATACGCCATTTCTATGAATGGTTATCCCCCGAGTATAAATGGGCAGACCATATCCAACAATGGATGGATTTATATGCTGACCGTAAAGGCGCACAGGTACACCGTGTCTGTATTATCGCTCCTCGTTCCCACAGCAAGTCTGCTACTCTCCGAGTTAAACTACTACACATGTGTTTATTTGAAAACCGTAATGGTAATCCTATCGAAGTATGGTTATTTTCCGCCTCAATACGCCAAGCAACAAACCGTCTTGAGGAAATCAAAACAGATATGCGTCGTCACCCTGAATTACGAAAGTATCTTGACGAGCGCAAATCAAACAAACAAAGAATATCATTTACTAACGGTGCTTGGATTCAAGCAACAGGTGTAGGTTCTGCTATCCGTGGAGAACACCCTGCGGTAGTAGCACTTGATGATGTCCTCGCTGAGATGGGGGATATGACTATGGACTCCGTAAGCGAGTGGTTCAAGAAAGTAATTACTCCTATGCTTGACCCCGGCACTTCGTTATACTGCGTTGGAACACCTATGGCTCATACCGACCTATATCATACCGAAATGTTATCTAAAAAGGCAAAGCAGGTATGGAAATCGGGGGTGTGGTCTGCCTTCCCTAATTGGGATGAGTATAGAGCCGACCCTGATAATGTCGAGTTACTCCCACTGTGGCCCGAGTTCAGGCCCACTGAGTTTCTCTTGGAACAGAAAATTAGCATAGACGACGACCTCGCCTTCGCCCAAGAGTATTTGTGTAAGGTCGTGGACGATGATGCCCAAGTCTTCAACAGGCACCTCATCCGAGAACACATAGATATAGACTCCACTGGAGGTTTCGACAGTCAACTCAATGATGGTTCCCGTTTCATTCTCGGTTTCGACCCCGCTCATGGTATAGGTAAAGATTACTCCGTCTTAATATGTTTACGACAAGATGAACAAGGGTACATACACTTTGTTGATATGTGGCGCAGAAATGACTTTCCGCCGGATAGACAAGCAGATGTTATAATTGAGTGGGCAAAACATTTCAAAGCCCCCGTCGCTGCTGAAGATGTAGGTTTTCAACGCCTATATGAAACAGTTATCGTACAAAAAGGCGGTCATGTGGATTACCGTTCATCCAAAGCATCTAACAAAGGATTGAAACAAGGATTGATGAACAGACTCCGTGTTTGGTTTGAGCGTAAACTAATCATATTTCCCTATGGTAGCGATGAAACAAGAAAGAAAGTCAACATTATTCTCGACGAATTAGAAGCGCATGTGTGGAAGAATGGGGAGATTATTGATGTGGGCAAACATAATGATACAGTTATGGCTATGGCTCACGCAATCGACCAATTCAAACCAAGACAGACTAACTATATGCCTATGGTTTCCAAGACAACTAGCATGGGTGGTTGGTCTAAGGACAAGAAAAAGCCTAAGAATACTGGTCGCAGACCTACCAACAGCAAATATGTACGCTTTTGATGTGGCAATCCCTACAATATATGATAGGATATGCAAAGTAATTCAATCTTATGTTAATATCGGATATAACCTTGGTAGGCATAGCCTTATTAGTCCTAGAAATAGCGTTTTGGGTAATCATAACCCTGTCTCTTATACACATCTGACGCTGCCGACGATCTTACGCGTGTAGATCTCGGTGGTC